TCGACGCTTGCAGCTGCATCCAGCACAAAGCAGAACTCAGCGTTCAGTGCGTGAAATATTTCAGGCGGGGTGCGCCAGCAATCGCGTGATTCTATTGGGGTTTGTGATTTATGTTTAATCATGCTTCCCTCGCATACTCCCCGTGATATTTATTAATCGCTTCGTGGGCAACTAACCCAGCAAGCTCAATATCTTCATAAAAACCAAGACGAAGACGCCCAAAATCAGTTCTAATGCAAACGTGCCATTTCCCTTTTTGCGTGCTCCATAAAACATTCTTTATTCCTGACCGACTAATACGTTTAGTTTTCTGATTTCGGCAATTGCCAGCCCGACTGGCCTCCCTAAGATTTAAAGGTGAGTTATCAAGCTTATTTCCGTTTATGTGATCGATGTGTTTTGCTGGCATTCTTTTGTTATGCAGCGCAAAAACCACAATATGAACAAACATCTGAATCCCGCCAAAACAAACCTGCTTATACCCCGATCCGGTTGTTGAAGTTTTAATTTCATCTCCTGCGTTATGCCTATGCTTCGGATGGTTTAGCTGGTCTTTTTTGTACCTAACAGTAACGCCATCTAAGTACAGGAAATCTTCTATAAGTCGGTACTTTTGTTCAGATATGTCGGTCATCGTAACCTCAGAAAAAGGCGTAAAGCTGATTCAGCACGTTCTGGTCGGTAGTGCGGCCAAAGACATGCTTTATCGCTGCGTTAATCATGGCGTTGTAACAGCGCTCGAATTCATCGGCTTCCATGCTGGCGTAAGACAGGCTCTTTGCTTCTGTCCTAACTTCACCGTTCAGCCTCACCGTCTGCTCGTAGAATCCCGCCAGTATCGTCAGGTCTTTGCGGAACCTGTCGAATTGCGTGGCTTCGTCCATATGCTCTAACCCGGCACGATTGGCGCACCAGTGCTGGAAACAGAAGTTGAAGAAGGCGAACATCTTGCGGTGAAAAGCGGGCTGTCTGGTTAACTTGAATTCGGCTGTGTACATCTCGCCGTTTTTGAACTTGGTCAGGCGGGGTAAATCATGCTCAAACGCCGGGGCGAATACTCCCCCTGCCGTCTTTATCATCTCGATTTGCATTAATCACCTCTAACTCTCCTGCGTTTTGAGGACATAGCTTTGCGACGCTGCTTGCGTCTTTGTAGTCCATGCCGAATATGCTCATACGTCAGCCCCTTTCGCGTAACGCTTGCCGGAAGACTTCGGTGCATTTGCTGAGATGCACACCGCCCGGGCCTCGTCCTGATCGCATCCTATAAAGTGACCGTTAACGAATCGCTGATAGACCGTACCCAGCGAGCCAAATCGGTTTTTGGTTACGATGATTTCTGCAAAAGGCGCTGCCGGACTGTTCTCGTCGTACACTGCCTCGCGGTAGAGCATGATGATGGAGTCGGCGTCCTGTTCGATGCTTCCTGAGTCGCGCAAATCTGCGTTGGTAGGCCGCTTGTTTGGTCGCTTCTCAACATCGCGGGATAGCTGGCTTAACGAGATGACCGGCGTTCGTAAATCCTTTGCCATCGCCTTGAGGTTTCCCGAAATGTGCGCGATAGCCAGGTCGTTGCGATCGGCTTTCGGTTTCTCAATCAGGCCCAGATAGTCAACCATGATGAGCGAAAGGTGTTGGTGCTCCTGCTTGTGCCGTTCTGCCACTGCGCGAATCTCTTCGACGGTCAGCTTTGAGGCATCGACCAGCCACACATCCAGCTCTGCAAGGTGGCAAATTCCGTTTGATACCCGCGCCCAGCCTTCGTCGTCCATTCGCGCCGGGTTGCGCAAAACGTTTACCGAAAGATTTCCGGCCCCCGCAATGCTTCGCTCTGCGATCTGAAGCTTGCTCATCTCCATGCTGAAAATCAGCACACCGCGTTTTGTGTCTGTGCCGGGTAATTTCCGGTTTGCCACGCCTTCGGCAATCTTCAGCGCCAGCTCCGTCTTACCCATACCGGGCCGAGCTGCGATAATCACCAGGTCTTCGGCGTTCATTCCGCCTGTGATGGCGTCCAGTTCGTCGATACCGGTTTTCATCGTGTCCGACTCTTCACCGTTGCGTAAGCGCTTCTCCAGCGTTTCGGCGTAATCGTCCAGCACATCCCCAAGACGTACAGGCTGCACCTGTTGCTTTGGCTTTCTGATGGCTCCCAGACGCTTTACCAGCTCGTCCATTGCCTGCGTTGAGGCGTCCAACGTTCCGTTACTTATTGGCCCGCGCATTTCATCCATCAGTTGCAAAACCAAGCGTCGCTGATAGGCATCCGTCACCATTCCGGCGTAGCCTTTCAGGTTTGCCGCGCTGGGGCATGATTTGGCAGTTTCCATGATGTCAGCAAAATGACCTTCCCCGCACTCTTCGGCAACCATCAGGCCGTCAATCAGGTTACGCACGGATGCGTGTTTCTGGATGACTCTGTAGGCTGTCTGGTAAACGGGAATGGAGAATGCTTCTGCCGGTAGCGTCGCAAGCACTTCACTGGCCGTTGGAGTAAGGCCGCCCATTAGCAGGCCGCCGATAACGCTGGCTTCGATATCCTGTCTCATAGTGTTCCCTCACGAATTGCGGTTAAAACTTTTGGCTGAAGCAGATAGTCGAATGTTGCCACCCAGCCGCGATCGTTATCTCCGAAGTGGAAAGGTCTTGCAGCGTTCATGAAGGCTTTGACGTATGCCCGGTAACCGTCGATGTTTTTGGTCGCGAGAGAGTCAATCAGCTTTTTCAGTTTGCGCTGGCGTTCGGCATTGGCTTCAACAGCGTGAGGAAGACGATCCCCAACAATCTCATTGAACGCTGCCAGGTACTCGTCGTAATTGATGCGGACGGCTTTTCGCTTTTCAGGTTTAACCGGCTCGCGGTCATCGCAAGATGACTGTGTGTTTTCTTTTCTTTCTTTCTTTTGAATAGTTTCTTTTGTGTGACTCTGTTTTGGTGACAGGGTAGTCACCGTTTTGGTGACATCTTTTGTCACCAATGCAGTGACATTATCACCAGAATAGTGACACCCTTCGATTTTCCACTCTGAGATGTTCTTGTTCGGGCCTATCTGCATCCCTTCTTTCTTCAGAACATTCATAGCGATTAGCTCGTTTTTAGCCTTGTTAACCTTCTGCCGAGGGAGTCTTGTCAGGGCTGATATCTGGCTATCGGAAATGCGATCCATTTTCTTGCCGAATCCGTATGTTTTCCTGCAAATGGCATGAGCAACCTTGCTCTGGTTCTTCGTCAAATCAGCGCCTATAAGCTCGTCGTACAGCGCGTTAGCAAGACGGGTATACCCATCTTCGAGATCAGCCACGCGTTGCTCCACAGGCCGCTCTTTGGGCCTCAGGTGTGTTACTGTTGCCAGATTACTCATGACCTTTACCTCTGAATAATTGCTTAACCCTTTCCCACTCAGCCCGGAATCGACCAGGCTGCTTGAAACCGGACAGGTAGCGATCACGAATAATGTTTTTGTGTAATTTGTCCTGGTCAGGACTGAGTGGCTTGCTCATTGTCAGCTCCTACAGGCGCATTGGCATGATGATTAACTGCGCATTACCGTAGGCGCTATTAAACTCAATCAGCGATGCCTCGGTATTTCCATTGGGCTTGATTTTTATGCCGCAAAATTTCGGGTTATAAAGTTTCGCAGCCTTTTCGATATCAGCCAGGTAGCTGGCATTGAAGCCGATCTCATCAGTGGCTTTGTTTTTGTACCCACGAATGATGCGCTGAACGTCTGGAAAACGACCATCGACTACCTTGCAAATACCAGCCGAAACGGATGCACCATTCGCATCCAGGTATGTGACGATGCCGGTATCAGTGTCGATTGAGGCGGTTTCAAACTTAGTCACCTTCGGTCCGCTGATAGTGACGATGACATGATCGTCCAGCCCTTCAGTTGTGTGCTCACCGATAAATGCGCGGTGGCCGTCAGTTGAGTAGAGTTTTTTATCCGGAGCGAAACAGACGCCATTCAGGTAATAACGAACGTCGCCTTTAGCCTGAAAAATCATTGCACTCAGCAGTGCGTTTTTGCTTACTGTCAAAATCATGATATTCTCCAGTTATAGATATTGTGTTGGCGTAACACAGTGTTTTAAGCACTAATCGAGTTACCGCTCGGTTGGGGTTTTTCATTTGTAAGCCCTTCCAGTGCATGCCTGAATGCACGACTGATAGGACTGATATCCGAGTCCATCCCAAACGCACACAGAACCGCCGCAATAAAGCGCCAGTCTGTCCGGCTTATCTTCGACTCATGGCAACCGACCATCTTTGCCAGGCCGCGTTGTGTGACGGTTGAGAGGTTGATGAGCAAATCTGTTTCTGCCCGGTCAATATCTCGTTGTGAGAGCTTGCTGTTACTTGCGTGATCCATCGTTGATACTTCCCTTTAGTGAATAGTTAATGAGCGCACACCCATAACGGGTGACGCATAGATTTGTAGTCTTTTGGATTACTGCCCTTTTTCAGGGCGGGGATGTGTAAAGAGCGAGATTGATTAGTCTGAGGTTTTCTTGCTGCTCGGGAAGGGTCGAACTTCCTCGGCTTTAACTTTGCCATCTGGCAGAACGGTAACGATGATGTTACGACCTGCGCGAATGGCTTTGCTGATTGCACACTGAATAACGCCAAAATCGTTAGCGGCCTTTGCCTGACCGTGGATTTTGGCGTAATCAGCAAGCGTCATACGATTCATAGGCACACTCCATTTGGTTACCATGAATAAAGAATACTACAGGTATTTGTTTAATTCAATATGAAGGGTATTTTTATAATGAATATCGCTGGTATTACAATGCCGGTCATGGAAACGAAAAAGACATTGACGACAGAACAGCTTGAGGATGCGCAGCGCCTGAAGGCTTTGTATGAGTCCAAAAAGAAGGCTTTAGGGGTTACTCAGTACACCATTGCTGATGATTTAGGTATCACGCAAGGTGCTGTTGGACATTACCTGAATGGCAGGAATGCGCTTAATGTGGATGTCGCTTCGGGATTTGCCCGCATCCTGCAGGTATCAATATCAGAATTTAGCCCATCGATAGCCGCAAAGGTCGCAAGTCAGGCTGAAAGCCTGAGTGGTGACACTCTTGAATATGCAGGGAAGCTCAGGGATGGCATCATTCCTGTTGTTGGTGATGCTGTGCTGGGTATGGATGGGTTGATCGATATGGTGGAGTTCCATGCGGGATGGTTGCGTTTCTACAGTTCTGACCCTAAGGCGTATGCCGTTCGCGTCAGAGGTGACAGCATGTGGCCTCGTATGCAATCAGGTGAGTTTGTCGTGATAGAGCCAGGCACTAAGATTCATCCTGGCGATGAGGTTTTTGTCAGGACGAAAGATGGCCATAACATGATTAAAATCATGAATATGACCCGTGAAGGCGACTATCAGTTTGTCAGTGTTAACAGCGAACACAAGCCGATAACCATACCAGCCGATGAGGTGGTTAAGCTTCATTTTGTGTCAGGAATTATCAAGGCGACGCGCTTCATATCACTGGAAGAAACACATAGGGTGGATCTTTTCGGTGGACAGTCCAATATGCCATAGCAGTGGCCTGAGGATATCTTTGAGTAGGGATTAGTAGTGATTTTCTCATGTACATAAGCACAGTAAGGCTTGACTTTTGTAAAATTAATCATATTTGAGTTGTTAAGCTCTGGCTTTCAGGTACACTTCAGTCAAGCTCCTATATGCGAGCTTTTGAGGAGAATAAAATGAAAATCTTACGTTGCATGGCCTACCAGCAGGATGGTGTATTTGTCGCTGCATGCTTAGACCTATCTCTTGCAGCGCAAGCAGACACTATGCGTGAAGCTATGGATAAGCTTGAAACTCAAATTAAAGATTTCCTTACTGAGGCGCTTTCTGAGCCTCAGTACGCAGAGCAACTGTTAAAAAGAAAGGCCCCAGTTTCTATGTGGCTGAAGTATTGGGTGGTTGCATTTCAGGTTTTCGTGAGAAAACGCGAGCAAGCAAAGTTGTTCGCGGAACCCTGTGATTCACTTGCATAGGTGAAGTGAATGTTTCGGAAAAAATTGACGCCATTGAAGTACGAAGAGGTTATCAGGGGCTTAAAGAAGATGGGATTTGAAATGAAGCCCAAGTCCGGAACATCTCATGAACAATGGATTTTAAAAAATAGCAAAGGCAAGTGGGTGGTTACTGTAGATCAGCATCACGCTCCATTTTCCAAGGACTTGATAAAATCCATGGCAAAGCAAGCAGGAATCAAGGATAGACATTTCCACGCCTTATGTCGTGGCGATGCCACACTTGAGCAAATAGGCTTTGAAATAGTCAGCTAACCCGGCCACCGCGCCGGGTTTTTATTGCCCGTTAGTCAATCGCAGCACTTCCCTTTCGCACGATCTCTGCCGCATCCTTGTTAACCCCTTTCCCAATCACGTTACCCGTCGCTTTTCGGTACTGCTCCAGCTTTTCAATGACCGCTTCCTGAGTTATCGGCTGATTGGCGAGAGATAGCTCCATAATCGCCCTACCCATAGCTGTAACCATCATGTTCACACGCTCCTCGTCCAGATTCATAGCGCCTTCCTCGTTTAGTTTTTAACCACACCAAGCTATCACAACGAGCTGGCAAAAAAAATAAATATCTCAAGTAATCATTGGGTTGCGTTTTTTAAACAAAAATAAATACTTTGGGTATTTACTAAATAAAATACCTTGAGTATTCTTAACCCATCAGCAGGACGCACTACTCACCAGGACGGTGATGCTCATTAACAGATGGCCCTGAAAAAGGGCAAATACACCGAAGCAGACAGCTTCTGGATGATGTGAATTGCAGCCGCCAGACGGCAACCGCGAGGATAAGCGACGCGGCGCATCATCCAAAAGCTAACTGACAGGAGGATGTATGAATGCACAAGAACGCCGCCGCGAACGACGCGCAGCTAAACAGGCAGACTGGAAATCAGCTAACCCCCTGTTAGTTGGCATCAACGCCAAGCCGGAGCGAATTACGCTGAAGCTTAACCGCAAGGTAGACCGTGTAGCCAAGGCGTTAATAGCGCAGGACACAAAGTATTACGACAGTGCAGATAACCGCTGCCTGCCAGAAGTAGCGATGTACAGCGCGGGATATCGTAAATCAAATAACGTTACAGCGAGGTAGCTGATGAAAGGTACGGCGTCTGAATTTGCCAATGAATGCCGCGAGGATTACCGGCATTATCGCGAAAAATGCAGGGCGGCAGTGCGTGATGGTGTAAGTCACGGCTTATACGTAAAGCTGGCATGGATGCACCGATGTAATGCCCGCAAATGGGAGTCTCAGGTCGCTTAGGCGGCCTTTTTTATTAGCCAATTACAGCGAGGTGAAGGAATGACCCAATATGCAATATTTGAGCTATCGATGCCTAACCGTGGCTCATGGAATGGCGGGTGGTCTGGCGCGGTGGATAAGTATGTGAAGCACAGACAACTTCCTGCGAAGGGGAATCCAAACGTGAAAGACGGCGCTAACCACTATTACAACTTTGGTGATGGCTGGGGTGCAAATGTCAGCGTCCGGATTGTCGAGGGAGCGAAAGCCAAGAATCAGGCTATCAAAGGCAGCAAGGGATTTTGCGGTTACGACTGGATGATAGACAGTATCCTGAAGCACGGAAAGATTATCGCCGAATAAGGTCGCAATTTAGCGGCCTTTTTTATTAGCAACGTTAACAGAGGTGAGGGATATGGAGTGGATTAAATGTAGTGAGCGGATGCCATTAACTGTCAATGATGTTGATTTGTTTAAATCTGTAGAGGTTTTGGTAACGGATGGTGAGCGAGTAACTGCTACAGATTGTAATGCTGGAATTATGTCTGGAGGTAATTTTAAATTTTGGTGCGCATTCAGTGAATATGGCGCTATGCACCCGAAAGATGTCACTCACTGGATGCCATTACCTGAACCGCCCATCGAGTAATTCCCGATAGCTAATTCCCTGAGTTAGCTATGTGGATACCCTCAATCATCCCTTGATGTTTATTTGCCCGGCTTAATGTCGGGCATTTTTTTAACTGCATCTGAGTAATGGTTAATCAGCCATTAGCCACATGCAAACAATCGATACTGATTTTCATGGCTAGCCGCTGCCACCCTTTTTGACGCGGCATAAATCATCGGAGGATATATGTAACAGGTAACGGTGCCGACCGAAAACAAACATCCGAGGAATAACTACTGCTCTAAACAGGAGACGCATGCAAAGACTGCTCATCCTGTCTCTGCTGATAACGGTTTGGCTTAACCGCAATTCAGCTCCGAAGCGCAGCCCTTCATGCGGAAGGTGCGGCGCTACATCTACCGGCTTAAGGCGCTCAACAGGCGCAGAGGCACATCGTTTCAGGCGATGGGTAAAAGAGACATAAATCTGATTTAAGCCCGGTCGCCCCTGCCGATTCAGGGGCATTCATACCTCAGTCGCTTCACCGAGGCGGCTTAGTTATGCAATCACACAACCAAATAGAAGGATATTTTATGTCAATTAAAAGAATACTTGACAACATTTCTATTTGTGAAATTAACAACACAATTAGTTATGACCCACAAACTGGCATTTTTACATGGAAAAAAAGCTACGGGCCACGAAGGGCTGGAAATGTAGCCGGTCATATTTCAACGAATGGATATCGAAGAATTTATATAAACGGCAAGATTTATGCAGCGAATAGATTAGCTTGGATAATTTATTATGGTGAAGAACCAATCGGATTGGTTGATCATATCAATGGTAATAGAGAAGACGACAGAATTTCTAATTTACGGATAGCGACTTATTCACAGAATTCCATGAATAGCAAATTAAGCAGCCTTAACAGCTCTGGTTTTAAAGGGGTGTCATGGAAAAAGGAAAGTAAAAAATGGGTAGCCACTGGTAAATTAGACGGAAAAAGAATTCACCTTGGATATTACACAGACATAGAGGATGCCAAACAAGCTTACTGCAACTTTGCCAGCAAGCATCATGGCGAATTTTACAGGAGCAATTAATGAACGCATATCTTATATCTGGAAGCGGCGTCATGTCCGCTTTCTACCCGCACGAATCTGAATTACACCGCAAAGTTCGCCAGCTTATCCGCGCCGCAATGTGCCAGTTGAGGTCGTTATGCAAATAAACCACGCAGCACTTAAAGCAGCCCAGAACAAAGCCGTTATTGCCCGTTATTTGGGTGACGGCGTTATGTGGATGTCGGCCTACGAGCAAATTCGCAAAGCGGTGAATATTCCGTGGTACCGGAGAAAGAAATGAATACGCCCGTTAAAGACTGGTCAGACGATGCGTTTATTCGCCTGATGAAAGACCTGTTAAAGCCTGAAAAGAAAGAACAGGAGAAGCAGCAATGAAGCTCTCATTTAAAGAACGTCAGGAACTCGACCAGATTGTCGCGACACTGACCGATTACGATAACGAGCAAATCAGCAATCAGGTTGACCGACTGGCTGCCAAAGCCAACCCGTTAATTAGCGCCCTTCTCGACTTCCAGCCCGACGAATTCACAAAGGATGCGGTATCCATCATGGAAGATGGCGAGGCGCTTGAGGCGTCGTTTATCGCGGTTATTGAGGAACGCATTAAGTGGGAATACGCGCTGGGTATTTTCATGAACCGGCACAGTTATAAAGGAGCGGCGTGATGAGCTTCAATATCGTTGAGTTTGTCAAAAAACAGGAACCATTATTTTGTGGAGCCCTTTCAGAGCAAACTGTTAACTGGGCGAAGGAAAGCCAGTTTGCCATTCAGCTATTCCAGAAAAACGATTACCTGGCTAAAACAGCGCTTTCCAACCCGACCAGTGCGCAGAACGCCATTATCAATGTGGCGGCCATCGGTATCACATTGAACCCAGCCAGCAAGCTTGCTTACCTCGTCCCGCGTGACGGGATGGTTTGCCTTGATATCAGCTACATGGGCCTGCTGCATCTGGCGCAGTCAGCCGGTTCGATTAAATGGGGCCAGTGCAAACTTGTCTACGCAAACGACACATACGAATCCAACGGGCTCGACCTTGCACCCACCCACAAATACAACGCGTTTGGTGACCGTGGAGACGTTGTCGGCGGTTACTGCACAGTGAAAACGCCTGATGGTGACTATCTCACGGAAGAGATGAGCCTGGCAGAAATTAAAGCCACCGAGGCAACCAGCAAGGCCAAGAATGGCCCCTGGAAAAACTTCTGGGAAGAGATGGCGCGTAAGACCATCGTTAAACGCGCAAGTAAATACTGGCCCAAGGCGGCGCGTCTGGATAACGCCATTCACCTGCTTAACGAAGATGAAGGGATTTACCAGGAGCCGGTAATGGCTCATGTGCCGGATGAAGACATTCAGGAAACTGAACGCCAACGCCAGCAGGAGGTTATGGATAAAGCCACTGAACTCTGCGACCAGATGGAAATGGCAGAAAGCATGGATGAGCTGAAGCGTACTTTTGCCGACGCATTCAAATTAACTCGCGGCATGAAGCTGCAGCAAAACATCCAGGCCATTTACGCAGAATGCAAAGCGAAACTGGAGGCGACAAATGAGCAAGCTGTATGAGATTGCTGATGATTACGCCAGGCTGATGGATGCCGACCTTGAACCTGAAATGATTGCGGACACTCTTGAAGGGATTGAGGGCGAACTGGCTGACAAGGTGGAGCAGCTTCTTGCCATCTGCAAAAACGAGAGTGGATATTCAGAACGCCTCAGGGAAGAAGCTAAAAAGCTTCAGGAGCGCTCGGCATCAATTAATAACAAAGTAGACAGTATCAAGGCGTATATCGCAACAGCGCTTGAAAAAGCTGGCAAGAAATCAATTCGTGCCGGTCTTCATCAGGTAACTGTCAGGACACCTTCTCGATGTGTAGAAATCACCGATGCATCGCAGCTTCCGACTGAATTCGTCGAATTTGACACAATCATTAAGCCAGACAAATTAGCCATAAAACACCAACTTGAAGCCGGTAATGAAGTACCCGGCGCGGTCATAAAAACCGGAAAGCCATCCCTGCTAATTAAATAGCGAATCCAGTATGAAACACCCAAATGACTTCATTCGTGTCGGTGCGGTCACCCTCCCCTATTCCATAAACGGCAGAGGCTGGCGCACTCCAAACAACAGAATCATCAGAAACCCGTTCAAAGCCCAACGTTATGCAGAAGAGCTAAACACAGCGCTTAATCGGGTTACGGAGAAAGCATCATGATTGGTCAATCCTACAACCCTGATATATCCCCTAACGAATTAGTAGCCCGCCACAGAGTAAAGCCTATGCCGGCCCGGATGATAACCGCTACATCAGCCTGAGATTAAAGGAGCGCGGAAATGACAGATAACAATAAACATCTGGTTCGTGTCGGACACGAATTTGCAGCGGCAATGAGTGACGACACGCCGATTATCACGATTGCGAAGATGGTCACCGAGCTTGCATCGGCGCTGGACGTGCAGAGTGCGCGTAGTGAGGCGCTGGCGGCTGAGAATGCGCGCGTAACTCAAGCGCTCAGCTTTGCTGCGCCATGGCTCCCAACTTGCGACGATGAGCTAACAGGGCTAATTCAGAAGGCCAAACAAACCCCAACCACGGACGCATGGGTGAACGAACAGCGGGCGGCGGGCGTCGAGATGTTTGCATTGATGTACGCCGAAGAGGCCATCAAGAGCAATAACATCACGACTGGATGGCGAGCCAAAGCCAGCAGGTCGGCGTCTGAATATGCTGAGCAGCTTCGCGGGGGCCAGGCATGACCATGACAGCAGAACAACGGGCGCAACTGCGCGAAGTGGCGGAACGGGCGGCTTCTGACGACTGGGGCTATGACCACGATGAGTTTTGCGAATCTCTAACCCCGGGAATGATATTGGCGCTGCTTGATGAACTGGAGCGGAAAGAAACGGAAATCATCAGGCTCTCGCAGAAAAGCGAGAACGACCCGCGCATTCACGAAATTGTCGATTTGAAAGAGCGCATCGCTGAACGGGAAGCGATATCTTCCGCCGCCGAAAAACTGGTTCGCTGCAAAGGCCGCTACCACTCAGAGCAAAACTATCGCACCCTGGCTGCGCTGTTTGGCGTCACTACGCCTGACCTGCCTCCTCTGGAATCGGAAGCGCGGACGGTCACTGTGAAGTTGCCGCCAGTATCATTTTTCGATTTCAAGGAATGCTCAGGTTTTGCTAATGGTGCCTACGTGAATCTTGAGGCCATGAATAAGGCGCTCGCGGCGGCTGGCATCAATTTAACGGTGGAGGGGTGAGGGATATGGTTGACTTTAGCGCAACAAAACGTAATGCATCGCTGGAAGATTGGGGTGAGGCTCTCGAATGTATGGTCGAACTTAATGGCAAATCATTCGATATCACAGAGATGGAAATCGAAGCTGCATATGAGGCTTACAAGCGCGTTGACGACTTTTTTTATGACGAATGGGGCGACGAATAATGAGTGCAATCAACGAACGCGTATCACCAAAACGGCTCGCTGAAATCATCGCCCGCGCTGAGGTCTGCGACGATTCCGTGCTGACCGATTATCGCGATATAGAGTCAATAGCCCGCGAGCTACAGCAGTACCGCGCCGCCGCTGAGCCTGTGGTGTATATAGGTAAGCAAATGCTTGAGTCCTTATGTGACGAAGGTGGAAGAATTTGTGGGCGCGTCTGGCGTTCGAACACGGATGAATTGAGCGGAGAATCCCGGATTCCACTTTACGCATCCCCGCAAGTTACGAGCGTGCCGGATGATGCGTTTGAGCGCGCGTTGTCGGTATTAAACGACACGCTTGATGATTGCGGCGATAGCGAGCGAGGACTGTTGCTGGCACTGGACAGGATGGGAATCGAAGTCGCGGGCGCAGCGCCAGCAGTACAGGCAGAGCAGTTGTCCGGCAATACCGAACAAGCCATAGGCGACGCATTTATTTCTGAATTTGAACGCCTGATTCATGAACGCGATAGCGAAATTGATGCGGGCCAACTTGGAAGTTATAACTATACCGCGCTTTTAAAAGCAGCATCCGATGCTTTCGCTACTGTAACTGGCAACTCTCCGGCAATCCCGGATGGCTACGCACTGGTGCCGATCAAGCTGACGGCAGAGAATGGCGCAAAGGGCTTATTATCCGGTGAGTTTTCAGAAACCAAGTTCATAAGCTGCCCTGAGTGCTTTGGCGATGATGAGTGCGAAACATGCGATGCAGGAGGCTGAATGATTGCAATTGAATACTGGCCCGACCAAATCTGGCCTAAGCCACCACGGCGGTGAGTGATTCCTGAATCAGCAACGAATACAGCCCGCGCAATGCGGGTTTTTTATTGCCTGGAGATAATCAATGGAGACATACAGCATCACATTAGATGAGGCATGCGCCATGCTCGGCATATCCAGACCCACAGCAACAAACTGGATCAAGTCAGGAAGACTGCAGGCCACCCGCAAAGACCCCGCAAAACCAAAATCCCCCTACCTCACTACTCGCCAGGCTTGCATTGCGGCCCTCAACTCGCCGCTGCATACTGTTGCCGTGAGCGCGGGTGATGAACATAAAGAGGATCGAAAATGTCCATCTTCCGCAGAGGTGAAATATGGTACGCCTCGTACTCGCTCCCGGGCGGGAAGCGAATTAAGGAAAGCCTTGGGACTTCCGACAAGCGGCTCGCTAATGAGCTACATGACAAGCGCAAAGCTGAACTGTGGCGAGTAGAGCGGCTTGGGGATTTCCCGGACGTAACGTTTGATGATGCCTGCATGCGCTGGCTGGAAGAAAAAGCAGAGAAGAAGTCTCTCAAGGATGATCGTGGCCGCATGGCGTTCTGGCTGGCGCACTTTGAAGGAGTTAGGTTAAAGGATATCACTGAGCAAAAAATTTACTCTGCAGTCAGTCGGATGAGTAACAGGAAGCAACTGGAGATATGGAAAGCAAAAGCGGCGGCAGCGCAACGGAATGGAGTGCCGGCACCGGAATACCAGGCGACACAGGTAACCACGTCAACCAAAGCAAAACATCTGGCGCTGATGAAGGCGATCCTTCGTGCTGCAGAAATGGAATGGAAGTGGCTGGAGAAAGCGCCGGTTATCAAAATCCCTCAGGTAAGGAATAAGCGCGTCAGGTGGCTTGAAGTGGAAGAGGCAAAAAGGCTGATTGATGAATGCCCGGAACCCCTTAAATCGGTCGTCAGGTTTGCGCTGGCAACCGGTCTAAGGCGTTCGAACATCATCAATCTGGAATGGCAACAAATCGACATGCAGCGTCGTGTTGCCTGGGTAAATCCTGAGGACAGTAAATCCAACAGAGCCATTGGGGTGGCGCTGAACGATACGGCCTGCAGGGTGCTCAGGGAGCAGATAGGCAACCACAATAAATGGGTTTTTGTCCACCTTAAATCAGGCAACCGGCCGGATGGAACAAAAACACCAGAAGTCAGGAAAATGCGTGTTGATGACGGACGTGCATGGAATGCAGCCTGTCGTCGTGCAGGGATAGAGGATTTCAGGTTTCACGACCTGAGACACACGTGGGCCAGTTGGCTGATCCAGTCCGGCGTCCCGTTGTCTGTCCTGCAGGAAATGGGAGGATGGGAGTCTATTGAAATGGTGCGGCGTTATGCGCATCTGGCACCCAACCATTTAACCGAACATGCGCGGCAAATTGACTCAATTTTGGGGGTTTGTGTCCCAAATATGTCCCACTATGAAAATCAGGAGGAATTTAAAGAAGCGTAAGTGCCTGAAAACAAATGGCGCGCCCTGCAGGATTCGAACCTGCGACCCACGGCTTAGAAGGCCGTTGCTCTATCCGACTGAGCTAAGGGCGCCTGAAAGGCATTCCGCATTCAAAACCCTGTACAAAAAACAAGGCGGTGCGAAACGCGAGGAATTATACGGTGAGCACCTTACGAGTCAATGGCTTTTCCGCTGTATGCCTGCCTTTTGAGCATAAAGCGCTATTGGTGACTGACAGCAAGCCGCGCTTCTGACAAAATATCGCCATCCCCTCTCCTTTTAGACTACAGATGGAATCCTCTCTCTGATGGCAGCAAAGATTATTGACGGTAAAACGATTGCGCAGCAGGTACGGCTTGAAGTCGCGCAAAAAGTTCGGGCGCGTCTGGACGCCGGAAAACGCGCGCCGGGACTGGCGGTCATTCTGGTGGGCCAGAACCCCGCTTCGCAGATTTATGTCGGCAGCAAACGGAAAGCGTGTGAAGAAGTCGGTTTTCTCTCGCGCTCTTATGATTTGCCGGAAACCACGACCGAAGCGGAACTGCTCGCGCTGATCGACCAGCTCAACGCCGACAAGACGATTGACGGCATTTTGGTTCAACTTCCGCTGCCCGCGGGCATTGATAACGTGAAAGTGCTTGAGCGTATCGCGCCCGATAAAGACGTGGATGGATTCCACCCTTATAACGTTGGCCGCCTGTGCCAGCGTGCGCCACGCCTGCGCCCCTGTACGCCACGCGGCATTGTTACGCTGCTTGAGCGCTACAATATCGACCTTTATGGCCTGAATGCCGTGGTGATCGGTGCGTCGAATATTGTGGGCCGCCCGATGAGCATGGAACTGCTGCTTTCCGGCTGTACCACCACCGTTACCCACCGCTTCACCAAAAATCTGCGTCAGCACGTGGAGAACGCCGATCTGCTGGTCGTGGCGGTAGGCAAACCGGGCTTTATTCCCGGCGAGTGGATTAAAGAGGGTGCGATCGTGATTGATGTCGGGATCAATCGTCTGGAAAACGGCAAAGTCGTGGGCGATGTGATTTTTGAAGAAGCCGCCGCGCGCGCTTCATATATCACGCCGGTCCCTGGCGGCGTTGGCCCGATGACCGTGGCGACCCTGATTCAAAATACGCTTCAGGCCTGCGAAGAATATCATGATGTGGAGAGTGCATAAGATGGCGACCTTTTCTCTGGGTAAACACCCGCATGTCGAACTGTGCGATTTGTTGAAACTGGAAGGCTGGAGCGAAAGCGGCGCACAGGCCAAAATCGCTATTGCCGAAGGGCTGGTGAAAGTTGACGGCGTGGTTGAAACCCGCAAACGCTGCAAAATTATCGCCGGGCAAACCGTCAGTTTCGAAGGAAATCAGTTAACCGTTACGCCCTGAAAGGCCGAGGTGCGCTGATTTTGGGGGCCCGATTACGGCCCCCAATCCTGAGAATACCTTTGACCGATGTACGCTACTTCTGAGCGTTCTTCTTCATTCCCACGATTTTAATGTCATAAATCATGGTCGAGTCAGGCGGAATATCCGGCATGTTTCCCGCTTCGCCATAGGCCAGTTCAGGCGGTACCACGATACGCAGCTCGCCCAGGTTATTCACTTTCGATATTGCAGACTTAAACAAAGGCGGGAAGCGATCCAGCGGCAAGGTTAATACGGTTCCTTTTTCTGCCATATCGTTAATGACTTTGCCATTCACCAGGCTTTCGCGCATGGTCAACGCAACCGTGTCGCTCCCTTTGATTTTGGTCTCGCCTTTGTTAACGATCATGTAGTAATAGCCCATCGGATCCCGCTTAACGCCAGCCGTTTTACTAAACCGGGTCATAAACGCTTTACCTTCCGTTTTCGCGGCCGTCGCGGCATCTTTTTCTTTATCCTGAGATTGCTGGTCCAGCTCCTTAAGCGTCTCTAACAGTTCCTGTTGAGGGATCTTCAGCTGATTATGAATAAGGTCAGTCACCCCGTTCAGCACTTGTTGCTGACCGATACGATAACCCAGGCTCTCTTTGCTTTTAATCATGTTCGCGATTTCATGCGCCCAATAAACGCCCAGCGCATAGTCACGGATTTCATCTTTGGTTTTCGGCATTTCGCCTGAAGCGACAGGCATTGGCGCTTTTTGCAAATCAGCAAGTTGCCTGGACTGCGCGTCGAGCTTCTTCTGCGCCTCCTGAAGTTCAGCTTTTACGGTTTCGCTGTTTTTCGCGGCCTGCTGAGCGTTTTGTTGCAACCCTTTTATCGTTTCATCCCGGGTCTTAAGCAAGACGGTTGCTTCGGCAAGCGCTTTCTCTTTCGCCGCCTGGCTTTCGGTGACGCCTGCCAGCTTTTTGTTGTTCTCTTCAATTTGCTTGCTGTTCGCCGCCAGTTGCTGCTGGCTGGCATCCAGCGCTGCCTGGAGTTTTGCAAGCTGCTGCGTTTTTTCATCCTGCGTGCCGGTCAGCTGCGCGATCTGCGTTTTCAGCGTCTGGACGCTCTGCTGGCTGGTTTTGAGTTGCTGCTGGGCTTCGGCAAGGGCTTTCTCTTTCGCCGCCTGACTTTCGGTGACGCCTGCCAGCTTTTTGTTGTTCTCTGCCTGTTGTTTACTGTTCGCCGCCAGCTGTTGCTGGCTGGCATCCAGTGCCGCCTGGAGCTTCGCAAGCTGTTGGGCTTTTTCATCCTGTGAGCCGGTCAGCTGCGCGATTTGCGTTTTCAGTGCCTGCACGCTCTGCTGGCTGGTTTTGAGTTGTTGCTGGCTCGCATCCAGCGCCGCCTGGAGCTTCGCAAGCTGTTGGGCTTTTTCGTCCTGCGTGCCGGTCAGCTGTGCGATCTGCGTTTTCAGTGCCTGCACGCTCTGCTGGCTGGTTTTGAGTTGCTGCTGGGCTTCGGCAAGCGCTTTCTCTTTCGCCGCCTGGCTTTCGGTAAC